TTTGTCGGGTACCTCTTTCCCCTCTTTCTTTCTTCCTTGACCGGTTTCTCCCCCCGCCATAATACGGCGGTTGTCCTCTGCCATTTCTTCCTCGGTCTTCAATACTGTTTCGGCATGACAGCGGCAATGTGGATGCCACCCTGTGAACTTGAACGTTTTCGGGTAAAGCCCTTTCAGTTCATCGCAAATATCCCTGAACGCAATGCCGTTCAAAGTGTGGTTATTACTCAGCTTGATTTCAATCCCGACAACGAAATCAAGGTCTTGCCAGCGGGTATAGTCAGCCGTTCGATAAGCGATGTTCGTTTCTGTGGCGGCGAGGCGGCGGGCGTTCTTGAATGAAGAACGGTAAACGCCCTGACCGGGATGAAAAGTCGCCGCCCGCTTGGATAGCTGCAAAACCCCGTGTTCATCCCTGACACGTCTGAACAGTTTGTCGGGGAATTTAAGGTATTGACGCAGTTCTTTTGTCATGTCCTCGGCAGATACGCCGTTTCTCAAACTGACATCAAGCCCGAGTTCTATTTCCTCCTTGAACTGGTTCGTATAGTTCCATACGCGGTCTGATAGGTTCAGCCCGTTTGTCTTTCTCTGAATGAACGCTTCACGGGCTTCATCGTTCGTGGAGAAATAACGGCGGTATTTAGCCTGAGAGAGTTTTCCCACGTTATCCCCGAAGACCTGACGGGCGAGTTCGTTGTTCTTGTTGTTTGATAGCGTCCAAGCGGAGTTTATGCCGTTGACTATCGCCGCCGACAACCCGCTTTTTAGCCCCGACAACAGCTTTTCTATTCTTTTGCGTGTAATTGGATAGTCGCTGAAAGAAAAAAGCCTGTCGGGGTTAAAATCGCTTATGGTCGCACCGATACGTGCGGCTTCCTTGACAGCAGCCTCGTAAATCTGTTCTATGCGTTTGTCAAGGGCTGACAGGTCTTTCAGGTGTTGACGTTCCCATTTATTCAACCTTGCCATTGTTTACCTCCCGTTTGATGAAGTGTTCGCACTGAGGGGCTGAAAGAAAGCGACAGAACTTGCCTCCCGTGTAGAACGGGCAACGGCACATGAACGGTTTCCCGTTTGCTCCTATCTCATGCCAATCATAGCTGTGCCCGCAGTCACGGCATTGAAATTTCGGTTGTTCTTCGGTCTTTGGCGGTTGTCTTCTTCTTGATATAGCCATAATCTCCCCCTTTCTTGTTATTCAGTCATTTCAAGGTTATCGTACATTTCCTCTTCCTTAATTTCTTTTAGCGTCTTGTCAACGTCATCAGATTGCCCGTAACGCTCAATGGATTCACGCTGAGACATAAGAGGCTTGCCACCGTTGGCTGTCATCAGGTTGTTGATGTCATCCTTTTCATCCGATATTGTGAACGGGGTAATGATGATTTCAGCTTTCAGAGCGTCAATGTCGGCGGCGTAGCTTTCCCCGAAGACAATCTTTGCGTAAGCCTTGATAACGTTTATTTCACGGTCGAAGAACTCAATCAGCGGTCCTTTTTCATCGTTGACTTTCAGTTGTGCATCAATGAACAGTTGTTTCCGGCTCTCTCCTGACAAGGCGACTTGCGACATCTTCTCATAAGACCAATCAGGGAGTTGAAGCATTGTGAAATAGAGGTTTCTCAACTCTGAGACGTGGAATTTCAGGTTCTCAACGGCTTGTTGCCAAGTGACATACTGCGCCGTTGAGCCTTTCGGGTATTGCATGACGGCACGGGCTTCCTTATCAGGGCTTTTTTCATCGCCGTAACTTATCGCTTCATCAGCGAAGACACAGAACAGTGGCTTTGAGTTCTCACGGATGTAATTACCGTTACGGCTCAAAGACCATTCAATTTCGTAAACGGTATCTGACGTGAATTCCCAAATCGGGAAAGGACGGCAGGCGTAAATTGCGGGGATTTTCAAAAGCGTTATATCTTCATTCTCAATCTCCTGCCATGAACCGCTTTCAGAAGACCATTTGATGTGCTTGTTTGCCGTGTATGCGTCAAAGAACTTCACGTTCTTTCTCCCTTTCTTCCTTTGATAGCCGACTGACATTGCTATCATGTCGCCGTATTCATCAAAAAGGGGGTATAGGTCATCGCCGAGCATGGGGGAGAACGTGCGACAACGGATTTTCAGGGGGCTTTTTCTTCCGTAAAGCGTGTTGTTCTGTTCAAGGGCGTACCATAACGTCATAATCTCGCAGCCGGCAAAGAACCTGTTCACACGGTCTATGTCAACGCTGTCGATGCGGTTCTTGTCGAGGACGCTTGTGATGAATGTCGCCACTTCTTTCTGTTTGTCGTTCTCAGGCTTGAACACACGCTTGACAGGTATAGCCGTAACCAGCTCTGTCATTCTCTTTGATGCGAGTTTCTGAAAGCCGAGCGCAATGCGGGTCACGGGCTGAATCCCGTCTTCGTTCACGATGTCGGGGTATTTCTGTCTATCCATGACGGGATGAAACTTCGGGTTATACTCCATTTCAAGCCCTTTTCTGCCGCCCCAAACAGGGACGTTCACGGTCTTTTCACTCAGGGCGGCTATCTTCTGTTCTGCCGTCATGTCCGAATTTAAAATTTCTTCGATTGTCATTTTTGATATTTTTTGAATTGAACATTCTGTTTGTTATCTCCGTATCATTTTCGCAATTCTGTTCACGTTGATAGGTTTCGCATACCGAACGGGATAGAACGTGTTAGCCAAAGCGTCAAACTTATCAGGGCTTCGCCCGAGGCGTTCTTTGATGTCTTCTTTCGGCTCAATATAAAGTTTGCCGTTTGACTTTACCGAGAACTTTATTTCCGTGGCTTCTTCGTCAAACTTGTCATCCGGAGGCAGCATGGCTCCCGTGTTGTTTCTTGGGTTCAGCCAATCACGGACAGCCCAAAACAGATAAGCACGCATATTGAAGAACTTGTTTTGCCCCGTGATGTCACTCAGTTCACGCCCGTTAGGGGTCTTTGCGCTCTCTGAATACTTGCAACTCAGGATATAATGGGGCTCGTCTTCAAGTTCAACGCAGCGGCTATAAACGCCCGCACCCTCTCCGATTGTGTCAATGCTGACGTAAAGACCGATGTTCTGTCGGCGGGCAACCATGATTTTACCAGCCACTTTCATGTGGTCTGCCACGCCGCCTGAATTGTGTGTGTCAAAGGAAGCCACCCAGTTGTCACGGCGAAGAACATAGCACGTTGCGTCACGCCCCATGCCCGCCACGTCAACACCGAGAATATTGAGGTCAGCCCGAAGCGGTTCACGCCCTTTGGCTTGTTTCCAACGTTCATGCGCTTCTTCAAGCCATTGACGGGGGATAAGCGTGTCTTCATCGACTTTCGGGAACAGACCGAGGACTTTCTTTCTGAACAGGTCTTCCGGGCGATACCATTGTCCCTCGAACTCAAAGTCATCCATTTCTGATATGATTTCATCAGGGGATATTTTCTCACACCAATTTTCAAGTTTATCCAACACCCAATCGTAATCAACCTGACCGGGGATAATAATCTTCTTGCTCGCGATATTCGGGGCTGTCAGGCTGTTCAGACGGTATTTGTGCCAACGGTCGCCTTTCTGAGACTTGGCGGCATAACCTACCGTCTTGTTTGGGTTGAAGACAAGAAGAATACGGCTGTCGCCCTGCAGGTTTCCCTCTATGGCGGCAAACGTGTCATCCCCGATACCTGTTGCCTCGGTTACGACAAACATCGTGTGAACCGCATGAAAGCCTGACCACGCTTCATGGTTGTGTTCATCAGCCTTGAAGCCCGTCAGAAACCATTCATCGTTGTTTGTTCTTATGTCATAGGCGTTCAGTTTTCCGATAAGTTCAACGCCACGGGCTTTGGCTCTGTTGAAAAGGCGGCTTATCTCAGGCATCATAATGTTTTTTACTTGACGGTCTGTTGGAGCAGTCAAAGCGACCTTGGTGTTTTCAACAAGTTCAATTTCTCCCAAACTGTTCTTTCTCCAACGAGGTGTGAGATACAAGAAACAGATAGCGGCACAAGCCGCCACGAAGTCTTTTCCACGGGCTGTCCCCGATGCAACCGATGTTCGCCTGTTGTATTGAACGCTTGACAGTATTTCTTGCTGTTCTTTGTCAAGGGTCACTCCGAGGGCTTCACGGACAAACCTGTTCCAGTCTGCCCGCCATAGGTTCATCAGTTCAAGACCTTTCTTGCGGAGAATATCTTTATTCTGTTTCTTCATTGAGTTATTTTTTGCTGATTCGCCCTGTGCCGGGCTTTCGTTTTCAAATGGTAACTTTATACGAGTGAATGATTTCAGAGCCACATTCGGGCGCAATCGGTGTTATTCTGCTTCGTCCTGCGTTTCGGGTTCATCCAACAAGCCGCTTTCAATCAGCAGAGAGGCGAAAGATACGTTTCCGTTGATGTCTTTCTTTTCGGGAGCGTAAAGACCAAGCAGCTTACGCCGTTCTTCAAGTTGTTTCCTGATTTCGGCGATATATGACGGGTCTCCGAGCATGATAACCTCTGTTTCCGTCCTTTCTGTCTGATACGTCCTGATTGAAGTCTGCCCCGTCTCGTTGTCACGGGCGGGAGAGCCTTTCTGCTTGCGTTGTGTCTTGTTGTAATCAGTCTTTGACTTTTCCCACTGTTCCCATAGTTCCCGGCAGGTTTCGTCAATGCGTTCAAGTTCAAGCGTCAGAGCAGCGTCCATATCTTCAATTCTGTTTTCCCGCCATTCGTCAAGAAGCGTCTGCACGTCTTTGTGAACCGTGGCGAGGGAATAAGAAGACAGTTCAAGCCGCTTCACGACTTCTGATTGAATTTTTCTGAGGCTGTAACCCCGCTTGTACATTCCCGCCACGATTTCGAGACGGGCTTGTTTCAGTTGGTTTCTTTTCTTTTCCTGTGCCTTGCTCATAGTTCTTTTGTCATTGAAAGAAAGTTCAGATAAAAGTCAAGGTTGCAGCTTGACAGTTCGATGTATGTTCGCCCGAACTCAGGAAACGTATGAACGGCAAAGTGGCTCTCGGAAAGCAGCCATAAAGCCGTGTAACCTTGTGGGCTGAAATGATGTTCCGTGCAACTCAGAACATTGAAACCCGCTTTACGAAGAAGTTCGTCAAACATTCCCCGCAGTGCTATCGGGTCGGTCTCTTTGACCCATTGGGCGTGATTCCAGATTTTTGCTTGCATGGTCTTATTCATTTTCAGTTGTTTCACTCTCGGAAGAAGTTTCAGTGGCTTCAAACTGAACCATGTCTTCTTCTGTGTACTCAATTTTCGGGTATTCTTTCTTTATGTCTTTCGGGTTGCCTTTGAAGAACACGAGAATGTGCTGGTGCGTCTTTGCGACCTTTCTTGTCTCCATATACCGGGCGGCTCTCAGGGCTGTTGAAGCGGTTTGTTCAACAAGGATGATTTCATTATACAGAAGAACGCCCGCTTCTTTGAATATCCGCTTGATGTCGCCGCAGAAGTCATAATAAAAGCCCGTCTTCCGGTCACGGACATCGCCCACACAGATAACGGCGAAACGGTTATTTTTCAGACAGCCGACAGCCGCCGTGAAAGCGTTCTTCAATATCTGAATGAAGTCTTCATAGCTGTCCTGATTGCTTGCGTCATTCGGGAGGTCTGAATACTTTTCAAGGTCAAAATATGGGGGACAACTGAACAGCAGGTCTTGGCTCTCGGGGTTGATGTGTTTTGCCACATTCTGACCGTCATCGCAAATGTAACGGGCTGTCATATCAGCCACACGCTCGTTGTTCAAGCTCGCTTGCTGTTCCCTGAGTTCAATACCCGTGAAGTCATTACCAAGATAAGCTGACACAAAGCCGAAGACACTATCGCCCGCAAAACAGTCAAACGTCTGACAGTTCTTGAACCCGAACCAACGGCAGACGATTTCAGCCATAACGGGGTCAAGGATAGAAACGCCCTGAGCAACGATTTTCGACTGTTCCCGTTCAAGCTCTTCTTTCGGAACGTACTTTTCGATGTACTCTTTGAATGAAATGCCAAGTTCTTTCCTGTGTTCACGGGTTCTTTGATACAAGTCTTTGTACTTGATTTCAAGGCTTGTCACAAGCGTATCATTACGGCTTTCTCCCATATCCCCGATGATGTCGTACCACTTCTTCTTGCGGTCTTGCCAATAGCCTTTACGTGTGTCAAGGATAGAGAACGGGGGAACGACAAAGCGGTCAAACAATGATGATTCGGGTGCGCTGTTCGGCAGGGAAGAAGAACTGTTCCCGCTTTCGCTATCTGATTTGTCTTCCCACAGGTCTAAGCCCCAATCAACAAGTTCTTCCGTGTCCCATTCATTGGCGAGAGCGTCCATGTCCCACTCTCCATACCCCACGTTGTCTTTGATGATGAACTCCCGCTGTTCTGCGTCTGTCAGTTCAGAAGCCTTGATAACATGGGCTGTTGGTCTGTCAAGCCACTTTTCCCAATGACTGCGTAAAAGGTCTCGTTCTGCTTCTGTTTTCTGTGCGTATCCTGAACATTCCCCAAGCCGGGTGTTTATTTCAGCGGGAGACATTTCAGCGATAGCGGACAAAGCCCGAAGACGCATATTCCCACCAAGAACCGTGAACGTGTTGTCAACGACTATCGGGCGAAGTTCAAGCATCTTCGGGAGAATTAGAATAGACCTAATCAACTTTTCAAACTTGTCATTCTTGATTGTACGGGGATTCGCCCCGTTAACCTGAATTTGTGAAAGATGAATCGTTTCTGTTTTCATACTCTTTTTGCTTAGTGATTACATTGTACGCACAAAAATATGAAAAAGTGAGTATAAGGTAATCGCTTTTAGGCAAAAAAGGGGCTTTTTAAGGGGCAAAATCATTCAAAATGGCTGATTTCATCAAATCAAGGGTCTTTTTCTTGTACAAATCATCAGGCGTTGTTCTGAACACACGCCAGCCCATAAGTGTAGCTGTATTATACTTCTCAATGTCTCCGAGAAAACCTTTTGGGGAAGTGTGCCGCCCGCCCGTCCATACACCGCCCTCAACTTCAAGGGCGATTTTGTGTTCAGGCACGGCGTAATCAAACCGCCACTTCCTGACGGGGTGAAATTTGAACTCTTTTACGCACTCTACTTTTAAATCGGTCTTACAAATAACCGTGAAAACGTCACGCAGGGGCGGTTTTGCCGCTGTCTGTCGGCTTTTCTTTGTTTTTGCGATACTTTTATCAGCTTTCATGTTTTAATGTGATTTTTGGGCTTGTTTAAAGGCAAGGAAAACAGAAAGGGGATTGCTCCCCTTTGCCTGTGTTTATTCTCATTTCATCAGAATGGCAGGTCATCCGTATTTTCCACAGCTTGCGCCCCGTCAAAGGTTGAACCGACATTCATCTGTGGGGCGGCTTTCTTCACAAGCGGTCTCATGCCGCCGATAATCGGGAGGGCTTGCCTCTGTTCTTCTGATAAGGCTTCGTATATCTCCTTGTCAAGTGACTGTTTGATACAGTGTGTTTCTTTATACTGCGGGTTCTCCATTTCTATGGCTGTTAGGTTCAGATAAACGCCTTTTTCCCCGACATAAAGCCCGCTGTCATCAACCGGGATGACAAGACAGCGTTTTGTTTCCGTGCGCCCTTTGAAGTTTGTTATGAACGCCCCTTTCAGTTTCAGAAGGTCTTCTTTGATTGAAAAATTACCCATAATTTCTTGTTTTTTATTCGATTAAATATCCGTTTTCTGTAATAAGTTCACTTCATTTGCGTTCAGGCTCTCAGGCTTAATGATAGCCTTTTTTCTTCGGGTTGCTCCGGGTTCTGAGCCAATAGGGTTTCCGTTGCCAGTGCTTCCGGGGATGCAGCCGTTCCCTATATGGAGGGTAGGGGTCACGCTCTGCTGGTTCAGAACAGATTTTATAATCTTCAAGGCTTATTTTTTTCAGTTCATATTCCAAGCTGCGTTCAATAACTTGCTCCATCAGACATTCAGCCCCGAGCCTTGATATTTGTTCGATAGCCCGTTCAATCTCAGCGATAGACATTCCTAAAGATTCCTGAGCGTTTATCAAAGCCTCTTTTAACTCTTTTACCGCTTCATCAAGGAGACCCAACTTTTCTTGAAGACGGTCACAAACGTCATTCAGGCTGTTTCCCATAAGTCAGCCCTCTTTTTCGTAAGCCCATCCGAGAAGACGGTCAAAGGGAAGCCCTATGCGATGATGTGTGTCTTTTTTTGAAAGACAGAAATCCCCGTCATCGTCAACCTCTCCGTCCGTGCATCCTCTGTAAATTTGCCCGTTATTGAAGACGAATAATGCCGTGCGGTTGCTGTCAATGCCGCCGATGTCTTCCGGGTCTCTCAATGTATAACGCTGACCGTTTGAAAGCGTTATTTTACACCGTGTCACGTTTTTCATACTTGTTTCTCCTTTCTTGTTTCTTGTGTGTCAGATGTTGTTCTGTCCTCGTATGAAAGCGTGATACCCGTCAGAACCCCGTTATCGTCACGTTTGAACAGAGCACGTTCAAGGTATATGCCTCCCTGCTCGAACTGTCTGTTAGAGGCTTCAAGAAAGCCCCTGACTTCTTCAATGTTTATTTTCCTGCCCATTGTTGTTACACATTGTTTGAACCTTGACATTTTTTGTTGCTTTTCCAACCCTCTTTTGATAACTGTATTGAACATCGCCCGTTCTGTTTGTGAAGTAAACGTAACGGTCATTGTCACGGAAACGATAAACCGTGATACCGTCAACCGTGAACAGTTTTTCAACGGGGTATGATTGGTTAGAACTCGCCTTGACTTCTTCAACTTGTTTTGATTCGCACGCTGTCAGGGCTAAGAGTGCGATTGAAATGATGATAATCTTTTTCATGTTTATTAAATTATTTCTTTATAAAAAATTACTGCTATAAACCACTCTTGTGCGAAGAAACTCTGTTCCACGGCTTTTATATCTACCTGAATAATCTCTATGTTTGTCCTATTTACAAATTCTTCAAGTTCCACGGAACTTGTTATTATTTTTATCCGTTTCATTTTGTTGGTATTTTAGTGTTAAACACATCTTTGAGCCACTGTTTATATGGGCTTACCGGCTTACCGTAGAAAGCCATATTAGCTTTGTAATTCTCATACATCTGTTTGCGGAAATCCGCAGGAATTTGTTTTTTCTGTTTTTGCATTTTCATGTTTATATCAGTTTTTATAAGTGAATAAATTCAGTTGTACAGGTCTGTTCTTGACCGTTCTTTCATATATTGGGCAGCGGTCTTTGTAAAAGCAACAACCGTTTTTTGCGGCTGAGAACCTTTCATCCCAAAGCCGCTTGCATTCATCTGTCCCCATTTCGGCTTCTGTGTTCAGAAACTGAACCAGCTTTATACAGAAGAAGCCCCGTTCTTCTTGCTTTTCATCGTGAAGCGGTATCAAGCCGTTTCCTTTCGGTCTCATGGTCTCAACTGTTTAAGAAGTCTTTCAAGACCCCGCCCGTCCTTTATGCTTTTTCCTGTTGCCCATCCGCTGTACGGGAAGAATGTCACTGTTTGCCCTTTGTGAATGAACTGTATCTGAGTGTTGTCACGCTGAACAATTTCAAAGCCGAGTTCCTGAATACGGCTGACAGCATATTCAATGCGTGTCGGTTCAAGCCGTTTTTGCCTTTCAATGTCTAATCTTGCCATAACTTTATCGATTTATCCATTCTTTAACCCTGTTTATGTATGTTGGAGGAACATAGTAGTTAAACTTCCCCTGTTCAAGAGCGTTTATTTCACTTTGTACGGTTTGAATTTTACTGTCTTGTTCCTGTTTAGCGTAGTTGAACAAGTCGTTCTGTACAGGCTTGTTTTGAAGCGTTTTCAGCTTTGTTCGCTTCGCTTTAAGTAGTGTTTTGCTTTTTTCTTCAATATATTCTTCCCCTTGCAGAAGTGTCTGAGGACAAATCGTTAGCTCTGTTTTACGGAGAGGGTTATTAACTTTGATAAGGGCTGCAAGGTATTCAAAATACCACCTCCATTTCTCAATCATAGAGACAGATAATTTGTTCCGATAATAAACCACTTCATCAGCGTGATGACCTTTGAATATGGTTATCTTTACGCAAATCGGATTTTCAATCAATCTTACCATAACTTTGGGTTCTGTTTTTCGTGAATAATTCTTTGAACTCTTTCTATTTCGTCATCAATGACCCGTTCAAGTCTCTTGCTTTCTGTCAGGGCTGAACTTGTCTTGGTCTTGAAATATTCCCGCTGTTTTTCTCTCATTCGGACAACAGCGTCAAAAAATTCTTTCGGCTTCATGTCAATACCTGAATTTTGTGAAGTGAATAATCGCCATAGGCTGTTTTAAATCATAACTTTTAAACCAATCATACCAATCGTTGAACGATAAGCCGTCATTCGCCGCCAAATCAGGCAATTCAACCCTGTTTCCGTTTATCGTTGTGGGTCTGAATAAATCAATCATTTTCAGTTCTTGAATTCCAAGCCCGTCTTCATTTGTCAGTATGGCTATTTCTTCTTGCGGGCTTCTGTATGGTTTTCCCGTCCATTGTCTGACAGAGAGAACCGCCTTCCCGGCTTGAACCTCTGTGATGCGTTTCAGCCATAGCGGATAGTTTGACCGTATCGTGTGCTTCTTTGGGTGTCTGTATAAACACGCTGAACCTCTGTTGAAAACCTGTCCCGCATTGAAAGCGTCACGAAATGATGTCGGTTCTCCCTTGCGTATGTGTGTGGAGGGGAAGAACTTCGATAGTGTAAGAACATAAGTTTTAATCTTTTCCATTGTCTGTAAATTTATTTTGCTGTTAAATGGTTAAAACGGGCATTCTTCATCGGATGGCTGAAAGTCATCCCAGTTGAATTGAGAGGCTTCAAAGGCTTCCTGCTCACGCCGTTTGATTTCTTCCTGTAAATGGTTGCTGTTATCCCAAACGGGTTCTGTTCCGTTGACAAAGGGGCTGTAACGCCCGTTGTTCAAGTTATATTTGAACAGAGCCATTCCGCACTCTCCGAGGTGTCTGAACTTCACTTTCTTCACGTAGATTTCAACCGTGTTTTCAAGTCGGTTTCTGTGAACGACAATACCGAAATCAGCCTTGTTGTAGAAGTTAGCCGAGCCGCTGATGTCATAAAGTGTCGGTATCTCAGGCTCGCCGTCTTTGTTCTTCTGCATCTTTGTTGGGTGCGCCATAAGGATAACCAACACATCGTGCTGCTGTGCGAAGTTTGTCAGTTTGTCAAGCAGCCTTGATATGTATTTAGTCTCGTTCTTGCCCTCGCTTTCATCTTCAAGCCTGTTATATGGGTCAATAACGAGAACTTTAATCCCCTTGCGTCTGACAAGGAATTTCGCCCTTTCGAGAATTGCGTCAACCCTGAAATCGCTTTTCGGGGATATGAAGAAGAAATTTGTTTCAAGGTGTTGTTTCACTTGTTTGTACTCCCCGTATGTCAGGTGTTCTTTGTCAAACTGTTTGCCCGTGAACTTCTCAATCAGTTTTGAGGCGTGATATTCCAGCGGGGCGTTCTCCGGGCTGAAATAAGCGAAACGCCAGCCGTAGCGGATATTCAATCGTTCTGCAATTTCGTCAATAAATTCAGACTTACCCGAACTCGGAACGCCCGTGATGATACACAGACGCTTCGTTTCAAAAGAGCACAATCGGTCGAAGTTGTCATGCCCGATTGTTACCCCTTTCTGCAAGCCATGCTCAAACAGAGCGTCAAGGGATTGTTCAAAGTCTGACAGCGTGAAAACGCCTTCAATCTTTATTTCGGGAGCGTCAGCGATACATTTCAGAAGACTTTCACGCCCGTACTTCTGCAGGTGTTCGTTAGCGTCCTTGCATCCGTCCCCGTATTCAATTATCCGGCAACGTTCAGCCCCGAAACGCCTTATCAGTTCTTCTTTCAGAACAACGCCTTTCGTGTCCGTGTCGGATGCGATGTATATTGTCTCTTTGTTATCAAAGTATTCTTCGAGATAATCATCAAGGTAGTCAAGGTTTGAGTTAGCCCCGTTCGGAACGCTCACAACATCTGTCCGTCCGCATTCAAAGAATGACAGAGCGTCCATTTCGCCCTCTGTGATGATACATTCTTTCGTACCTTTGATGTTGTCAATCCCGTATGGGAGAAGTTCTGCGCCTGAACAGAGTTTGAAACATTTGTCTCCCGTTCTGAATTTCGTGTTGACAAGTTCCCCGTTATGGTAGTAGTTGAACTGAACCGTATTCGCTTTGCCGTTCTTCTGTGGCATCCATTCAAGCCCCTCGGTTACTTTCATCGCAGTCAGGGTCTTTTCGCTGATACCCCGTCCCTTGAACCATTCAAGGGCTTTCCCTGAGATTGAAGAACAGTCCTGACGTGGGGCGGGTTTCTTGTAAACGGGTTTCTCGCGGCGTATGGGGGCGGCGTTGCGCCACGGGCGGTCTTCTTTTTCCCAAGGCTCTTTTTCCGCTGCACAGCCCGAGAAGCCGCAGTAATGACAGTTGAATTCGCCTGTTTCAAGGTTGATAGAAAGACTTTTGTCACGTTTGTCGTGACGCTGGTCATGGCACTGTGGGCAGAAAACCTTTCTGTTTCCTGAACGCCCGTAGGGGGCTTTTATCCCGTATCTTTCCCAATTTATGCTCATAATAAAATCCAAGTGTTTGATGATGAATCCCAAGCGTGTCTGTCAGACGGACGGGGTGGGGCTGTAGGAGGTATTATTGCCTTACCTGAACCGTATGTCCTTCGCCCTGAGTTGTCATAGAACTCGCCGACACCGAGTTGAACCTTTGTGACTTTTGAACCGTTCTGAACGCCGCTGCCTTTATCGTTGTCGTAGTTGCCCTCTTGAACCTTTATCCAGTTTGAACCGTTCTCAAAAATCCAATCGAATGTCGCCGTCCACGCCCTTTTGTTGGATTGCCGCCCGGTCAGGAAGTCGGAAGCCTGAACACGCTTGAAGATGTCTTCTGCGGTCTGTATCCAAGTCTCACGGCTTTTGCCCCATTCGTCACAACGGCATTTTATTTTTGTTCGCCTGTTGTCATTGAGTTTTTGAACTTTCGGCAGAGAAACACAGATTGAGTTCCACAAGGCGCATATATCCTGATAAGGATATTTTTCTTTGCTCTCCTTTTCTTTACTTTCCTCTCCTTTAGGGGTTTCTTGCGCAGAAAACCGTTCTTCATCCTGTGTTTTCTCGGAAGAAACTTTCTGTTCAGGCTGTTTCTTGTCTTCAAAACTGGGTTTTGACGGGAGGTTGGTGTTACGGGTTCTGTAAACATCTGAAAGGTTTCTGACAAAATTCGCAATCCATAAAACACGATGTTCGTTCCATAGCTCAATGTCAATTTTGTTTAGATTTATCAAGACGTTGATAATGTCTTTCGCCTTTTCCTCTGTGACACGTGTTTTGGCAAGAAGATACTCCCAATTTGAAGCGTTTGAACAATCATAGAAATGCCCCTCACTTTCCCCGAGAATTTCAAGGAGTTTGAACCAAAACGCATATCCGTCATTCCCGAACTTATTTTCAAGGATGAAAATCGTGCGCCCGCCCTTGACGAAGTGCGGGAAATAATCAACGGTTTGTTTTTTCGGTCTTGCCATAGCCTGATGGATTTATAGGGTTGTAAGAATTGATTTGCGGAGTTTCTCGTTCCTTGCGTTCCATTCAAAGGAGCGTATCATCCATTGACGGTAATCAAGGGGAATGTCCGCTATTCTGTTCCCCTTATATTTGCCGAAAGGCATGATTTCAATCGGGGCTTCTGCCCGAGCGTCTATCGCCCGTGTGTCTTCACGGGTGTAATGACCGATGTCCGAAATGGGTATGCCTGACAGAAGCCGCCCGCCCGTTCCGAACATTCGCCACATTTTACCCTGCTCAAACGTGATGTCTTCAACACGCCCGAAACGTTCAACATTGCCGCCGAGGTCAACAATCAAAGCGTCCGTTTTCTCGGGGTCAATACGTGTCGCACGTCCGATAATCTGATAATACAAGGCGATAGAAGCCGTAGAAACGCCTAAAACGATGCAGTCGATACCTGTATAGTCAAAGCCTGTCGAAAGCACTCTGACGTTAAATATGACCCGTATTTCGCCCGCCCTGAAACGTGTGATGACCTGAGAACGTTCCGTCTTATCCATTTCCCCGTAAATCACGGCTGAGTTTGGGTATTTCTTTGAAAGCGTTATAGCGTCCTCAACAGAGGGAACGAAGACAAGAATATGGCGGCGGTCTGAATGTCTGTCAAGGGCTTGAACAATCTGTTCAGACCCTCCGTTCGCATCATACGCCCGCTGAACGCTTTCTTCCGTGTATTCAGATTTTGAACTGTTGAAGACAAGAAGACTGCTGTCGAATCCCGTTGTCTCATATTGAAGCGGAGACCAAAAGCCGAGGCGAACCATTTCAGCCACCTGTCCGACATGAATGATTTCTTTGAAGAAGTTGCCTTTTTTTGAACGGGAGGTCAGCATGACAAGTTTTGAGAAGTTCTGCCCGTCCTTATCCCGGTTCGTTTGCAGCTTCACGGGGGTAGCCGTGATTCCGAGAACGTGGGTTATACCGCTTTCTTTCAGGAAACGCCCGAGCATACTGTCAGCCTCACGGGGATAAAGGTGCGCTTCATCAATCAACATTTTTGTAAACCCGAGAGACTTGAATTTAGCCCCGAGGCTCTTTATTGAGCCTATCGTAGCGTAAGTTATATGGGCGATGTCCTTTCGCCCGAAACTTGCGCTGTAAATACCCGCATTCAAGGCGAAATCCCCGCATAGCGAGCAATATTTCAAATAGTTTTGTTCGAGCAACTCTTTCGAGGGTTGAAGAACAATCATTTTATCGTTGCTGTTCTTTGCGACAAAAGCCGTCAGTATTGATTTTCCCCAAGCGGTCGGGAGAACAATCAAACTCGGCTTCGGTTTCTTTTCCGTGAAGAACTGAATAGCCTTGTTTATCGGCTCTGTTTGGTTTTCTCTGAGTGTTATCATATTTGAGAGAATAAAACTCCGTATTTAGGGCTAACCACGCATAACAGCAAGCGTTTGAAAACCTTTCGGATGTTCAACCCATGTACGGAGTTTATATCGTTGTTTAACTGTCTTTTCATTTCGGTTATTGCAAAGATAAGTGATTACATTGTACTCACTTCAAATCATGAAGATTTTTTTTAAGGCTCTCAGAAAGTTCAGGCTTTGAAAGCGGCTGTTTCGCTTTCAGTTTCTTCACAAGGATATTTGCGAGGCGAACCTTGTTATAAGTCCGGGTGTCCTTTTCTTCAACCTGAACCCCGTCTTTCCATGCTTCGATATAGCTGATTATATCTTCCATTTGCTTATTTGAAATGATATACATAACCGTCTGACCTTTCTTTGTTGATTGAACCTTATTTTAACAGGAAGCGGCGTGCCCCCTGAACCTCCCTTGAGAACTCGGAAACCATTTCAGGGTGTGCGGCTTTGAAAGCCTTGTCATCAAACTTCATTGACGGCTTGGGGGCTTTCCATGTGGCGAGCGTCTGACCTCCGTAGCTGATAGCCTCTGCGTCTCCGAAGCCGAGTTTAATGCGTTCTTCCAACTCTGTCTTGATTTCATCAAGTTTATCCATCTCTTTCTTGACTTCTTTCAACTTTTGATAGTCTGAGAAAATAGCGTCATTCACTTCAACGATTTTCCCGTCCGTGTGACGGTTGAATTTCAGCAGAATGTCTTGAACCGATGTCGCTTCGGGTTCTTTCTTCCCTTGAATGTTGTCACGCCAAAACTTTTCAACTTCTTCAACTATCCATGCGTAGAAGTCAGGAACAAAAGACAGGTCTTTGTAGCCGAACTCACGTCCTGAACAGAGCCAAGCCAAACTGCCCTCTTTCAATTCTGCAACCCCGAGTTGATATTGAACCTGACAGAACCAATGCTTCGGCAGATCGTCAGAGGAAATTTTCATTTGGGTGGTCTTACATTCCAAAACACCTTTGTTTGAAGCGTTCTTCTTTTCTCCTGCGAGCCAATATGTACGGTCAGGGCTGACCTGTAGATAGGGGCGTTCATTATTTCTTATCAGCCAGTCCCCGGCTGATGACTTGATTATTTCACGTCCCGTATCGTCATGCCAAAACTGCGCAACAGCGTCTTCGAGATAATGACCCGCTTTCATAGCAAATGTCTCTGTTTTAGGTTCATCAAGACCAACCTTGCGTCTCCAAAGCTGATAAGGGGTTTCCCACGGGTTCAACCCGAGAATAGTTGCAACCTCACTGCTCCCGATACCTGACTTTCTATGTTCAAGCCATTCGTTACGGTCTTTCGGTCTGATAATCGTGTAGCTCATTTTCTTTCCTCCTGCTCTTTTGTGTTCAATACTGATTTCATCAAAGAATCAAGCATACTTAGAGAAGCAGCCCTCTTTAACAACTCACGTCCTTGGGGTTGTCTTATAAACCCGACTAAAGCGTGAACGACTTCTTCTTCATTTCCCATGATAGACCCGGTTTGACGTGAGCTTTCCCCGTTTTCGTCAGGCTCAGAGGCGATGATAATTAAGGCGTGTCTCTTATCAGACTTTTCTATAAACTTCTGCATTTCTTCTGAAAATGCGTCAACCTGTGACATAAATTCGCTGTTATTTTTAGTTTCCATAAACTGTTGATATTTGAATGTTAAACATTTGTTGTTACTCACTTGCGGATAAGACAGAAGTCTGCCCAGATGTTGATGAATTGTTTCCCGCAGTAAACGGCGAGCGTGTCGCTCTTTAAGCAAAGGCGAGAACCGACGTACGCAGCCGAATACGAGGGGGCGGAAGACGAATTCGCAGAAGCGAGACCCGCATAACTTGTTTGATAGTCGCCTGTTGACATTAAGCAGCGGTTCTTCTTCTCATCTTCATTCATGTTGTCGATTTCATCCTGTGTATAGAGCCAGAACCAAGGATAATAACGCCATTCATCTTCCGTGAATTGAGGTTCCCAGCCCTCGTTCAAGGCGGCGCAGATGATACGGAGTTTGAGGTATGCAAGTATGTCCGTATCGTTTTTATTGTTTTCGTGGATGTTGTTTGTATAACCGTTATATGACCTTACAAATGGGTGTTCTTCCCCAAGTTCACGGCAAGCGTCTTCAAAGGTCTTTACACGCTCCATGATGTCTTTGGGTTTGAATGTATCTTCCCCGAAAACCTTGTGCATTTCGTTCTGAACCTGTTCTTTTGAAATTGCCGGGTAATTGGTTAATACCTGATAAAGTTCCCGCAAATCGTCTCTTTTGACTTCAATTACTTCTTTCATAATGTTTTACTTTTTAGATGTTGATGTTTTCTTTGACTTTTCTTCTTTGATTTCACCCGTTTCAGGGTCAACGTTGGCGGGTATCTCTCCCGTTGCTTGTGCGATAGCCGCTGCCGCCTTGTCAGCCGCCGAAGCGGTCTTTTTATTGGCTTCTTCTTGTGCTTTGGCTTCAAGTTGTGGTTTGACAAAGGTTTCCTGAACGGTTGTCGTTCCCTCTTTGATTGCGTTCCAAGTGGCTCTCAGTTCAAACAGACGTTCTTTGTCTATGTCTGCGATAGTCTTGATGCCGAGATATTGGCAAATCATGGCTTCTGTCACGCCCGCTTTTGCGAAGTTCGCCAAACAGTTCTTGCGTGATGTCTCAACGTCAATCGCCTGACCGAGCGCAACCTTTTTAACTTCATTGATGACACGTTTTGTAACGGCTTTCGGTATGACCGCCAAGACTGCGTTTCTGAAAGCGATTGAGGCGGCTGCGTTGCCTGTCACAACCTGCATGTCGTCACTGTATGTCTTACCCGTTTTCGTTGTTATCCGGCGGTCAACGGTCTTGCAAACGGCGAAGTTTGTTTCAAGGTCATGGCAGACAGCCTGAGCCGTGATTTTACGCCCGTCATTTCCGATGATGCGGGTCTGAACTCTCAGGTTTCCCCAAGCCCCTGCGATGATTTCTGCCATACGGATTGAAAGCCCTTCAATGGTGTTGTCATTACCGTTTGCGTCCTTTCTTCTGAGAACATAGAAGCAGTCTTCTGCCGTTTCCTTATCCATTGTGGCATAGGTGGCGATTTTGTTTAAGACTGTATTCAGGTCACGGGGATATTGCTTCGCCGTGGCAATCTGAATGTCAATTTCTGACCGGGTAATTCCCGCAAGCATTTCAGCTTGTTTGATTTCAATAATGTCATTTTCCATAATGATGAAATTTGATTGTTAATAAAATGATTGATTTAAATTTTATGGGTTGCTAAATATGTTGTAGCCTGACTTTGAATTTCTTCTTCTGTCGGTATGCGCCGTTCAAGCATCCATTCTTCCAATTCAGACTTCTTGAAATATAGTTTGCGGTTTTTCTTGAAGTATGGTATTTGTCGGTTGCTTGTCAGGCGGTAAAGGTGTCCTTTGCTCAATCCCGTGAACAGAATCGTTTCTTCAAAGTCAAGAACCGTTTTTGAACTGATAAGCGTCAACCGTGAAAGGTTGTCTATCTTTTCGTTGAGTTGTTCCAAAGTGATTTCCATATTCAATCCTCCTGCATGTTTATTTTCGGTAAAAGACCCTTTTTTGAGAGCCATTTCCCGCATAGAATACAACCTGAAAAACTTGTTATCGCAAGGGCTTTAATCAGAAAGAAATCGCCCAATGTCATACATACCTCGGGGGCTTCTTCTCCTGCGAGAACCATGAATGAAACCATTCCCCAAAGACCAAGAACGGTCATCAGCCCCCATTGAATAATTTTCTTTTTCATAATGACTTACAGTTTTCGATGTCAAACATTATCGCTTTCAATCCCGTTCTTACGATGTCTTGATATTTAATCAAGAGTTTTTGAAGACGGGCGTTTTCCGTGTTTATGGTCTTGTTAGCTGTTTCAAGAGCTTTGATATACTGTGCGTCAGACTGTCCGTTCCGGGAAACCGTTACCTCCGTGACGTGCGGTTCGGGAAAAAGCCATTCAAAAAGTTCTGTTTCTTTGACTGTAACGGTGCTCACAGTCTTTGTCGTTCTTTTTGTTGTCACAGTCTTTGTCTTTTCTGCCGCCGCTTTGGTCTCGTTTTTTCTCTTTTCAGCTTTGCGCTCCCAATACCTTTCCATGTACTTTTTATTGTACTCGGTCTTGATTTTTTGCGCCTCTTTACTTAGTGCCATTTATACCCCCTTTCTGCGCTTCCAATTTCTTCTCCACACGGCGGCGAATCAAGTAAATAGTTCCTGCGCTGTGTATGTTATATTTCTTCATCAGGTGTTCTGTTACGAGCGTTTTACTCTGTCCCTCAACGGCAATCAGGGCGTTATACTCGTTGTAAATAGCCAAGTCACGGGTTTCCCGTTCTGTTTGGCAAGGTGTCTTAAAAATCATTGTTTCCATATCGTCATTTGTTTGAAATTGCTTTTCTGTATGTCACGTCTTCCATACCATTTGATAGGGATAAAATGCGCATGAGTTCTTCAAGGTCTATTTCCTTGTCGCTTGCCTTGTCATCATCGTTAGGGGTACAGTCAAAGATGTTATGTTTGTTGACGAAAGCGTGGAGAATGTCTTTCATTAGGCGTTTTTTCTCTTTGTTAAACTGAGACTTGAAGAACGCAACCATGTCGGATATTTCAGCATATTCCAAGTCTGTCAGGTCTATGTAGATTGTCTTCTTTGAAGCACTGTAAGTTGACCCATTAAATGCTTCGCTCTTGCTACCAAGAACCGATAGGAAGACTTGAATGATAATCGTGCGTTCTTCTTTGTTCCTATACTTGAATGTCCTGCGTGAAATATTGTTTTCGCAGATGTCTTCAAGCGTCATACCGTATTTTCTCAGATGTTCTTCAAGAAGACGGCGGGCGTTCTCTGCCTCCCCACCGCATCCCCGTTCTGCGAGAGCGAGAAGTTTTTTGAGTTTGTCAGTAATTCTTTCCATATCAAAAATTTACTTATCAGTTTATTCCGATTTTATTTATTATTTCGTATATTTGTCCGCATACAAAATTGTATGACGATGCAAATATAAACAAAGTAATTATTTTGAAAGAGTAAATCGAAATTAAATTTATAATTTAACAATAATTATATTTACTAATGGAACATCTTAGACGATTGAGAAAAGTTATAAATTGGCTTATTTTCAAGGAAATAGCGGAAAATGAAAGGGCTTTGGCTGAAACTCTGGGATATACAAAGTCTTCTTTCTCTCAGATTGCTACGGGTAAAGTACCTCTTTCTGAGAAGTTTATGAAGCGAATTTGTTCCCTTGATGAAAATATAAACTTTGTTTGGCTTCAATCAGGCGAGGGAGAAATGTTCCTTTCTAATAATCTGAACAGTGAAGACGGCGGGGTGGCTGTTCCTAAAGATGCTTGGGAAATCATCAAGCAGCAAGCGGAAAGCCTTTCAGCCCGTGACAAGCAAATAGATGAATTAATGGAAATGCTGAAAGAACAGATTCAGGAAAACAAAAAAATCAATGCCCGCCGGGAAGGGAATGCAAGCTCTGCCGTTGCCGTATAGCGGTTGTCGGGAAAAGTGTTTTCAAAATACCTAAATATGGATATGAATAGAAGACTTCAAGATATTATAAAGTATAAGACTGGCGGGAGACAGACCGCCTTTGCAGCCCTTTTGAATTGGTCGCCGCAATATCTGTCTAAACTTCTGAAAGGTGTTGATTTCGGCTTGCAACCCGTGGTCTCAATCATTGAGGCTTTGCCCGAGATAAACGCCCGTTGGTTCTTGACGGGGCAGGGGGAAATGCTGAGTGATGAGAAACAAGCGGACTTGCGCCGTGAAGCCCTTGAACACGTTTTTCAGGTCATGGAACTTGAACGTTTCATTCCCGTTATGACACCCGATGAACTCCGCATGTTTGAACGTCAAGTAAGAGAGGGGGAGAAAGCCGATTTCAGCCCCGACACGCTTCAATCATGGAGGGAACGCCTTAATCTCCGGGAGAGAGAAATTAACACCAAATTTGCAACCGCAGCCGCTAAATCAGATGAATTATGCAGACAGAAGACAGCCAAAAGGTAGTACGCCGTTTTTTTGAAGCTCTTTACCGCCTGAAAGATGACGGGAAGATAAGAGGAAAACAGACTTTTACACGTGAGTTTGATATAAATCGTTGGAATTTGAACAAACTTGAAAAGAACTTGGCAAGTGACATTTTTCAACCCGCTTGGTTGACTTATATAGTGAAAGAATACAAGGTTTCCGCACGCTGGCTTCTGACAGGCGAGGGGGATTTCTATGAAACGAGGACGGGGGCAAAGCCGTGAAGCTGCCCCCGTCCCTTATTCCTTGTTGTCATCAGCCCCGAAAATATCGGGTATCATCGCAACCGCCTCCTGCTTTTTCTTATCAAGGATTTTCGCGTAAATCTGTGTTGTTGAAAGTTCCTTGTGCCCGAGAAGTTTCTGAACCGTGTAGATTTCTGCGCCGAGGTCAAGCATGAGGACAGCGAATGTGTGCCGCCCTGAATGGAACGTGATGTCTTTTGTTATTCCCGCCCTATTTGCCCACATCCTTAACTCAGCTATCATATAGGCACTGTATTTGAAACCGACAAAAACCCGGTCATCAGGTTCACGGCGAACCCCCATGTATTGAACCGCTTGTTTATTGATGTCAAGGTATTCTTGCCCGCCCGTCTTCTTCTGTTTGAAGATTATCCGGGTAAAGTCTCCTTGCTGCTGAACTTCACGCCAACGGAGTTTCTCAATGTCTGATTTGCGAAGACCTGTCAGGCATGAGAACATGAACGCATTTTTCAAGGCTGGGTATTTGCATTGGGCAGCAGCCATCGCCTTGACTTCTTCCAATGTCAGATAACTTCTTTCCGTTTCAGCTTGTTTGAAACCCTCAATGCCACGAAGTGGGTTATGCGGTATTATCCTGTCTTCAAATGCTTGGTTGATGCAGGCACGGAGTTTGTTGAAGTAACTGACCTTGCTGTTTTGTGAAAGCGGCTTTGTCACTTCTTCCGTTGTGATAATCTTCCGTTTGTCTCTGCAACGGGCGTTCTTGTCAAGGTGTTCACGAAAACCGATTATCCATTCAGGTGTTATGTCCTTGAATGTGGTGTTAGGCTTGCAATACCGTTCAAGGTGTTTGAGGCAGCTATACCAATTACCCCAGTTTCCCCGGCTCTCGGGGTTGCCGTGACGTTTCTCACACATAGCCCGGTAATAGTCAAGAAAGTTCGTTTCAAGTTTGTAGGCGGCGTTAAAACCGTATTCTCCGTTTTGAAGTTCAACAACCCGCTTGGCTTTTATCGCCTCGGCGAGTTGAAGCGTCTGACGGTTCTTCTCCTTATCCTTTCTGTTCGTTTCAGGGATAAGATAGAGTTTCAAGTATTCATAAGACCTTTTCCCGTTCAGGTAGATGTCGAGGTATAACGTGATATTCCCCGAAGCGGTCTTTCTCTGTCTGAGCCTTATCGGTTCTTTCGATTTTCCCAT